CTAACTAGCAGACAAATTTTGCACTATAGTTTCTGTGTGCAGGACCATTACTCTAATTACAAGATTGCTAGAGAAGTCGGCTATTCCGAAAGAAGTATTCAAAGAATGAAATCAGAAGCTTTGATTGAATTCGCAGAAGCTTACCGCAATGGAAAAATAATTGCCTATAAATAAAATTTTGGCGGTTTTTTGGCGGAAAGTTGGCGGTTTTTATACGAATTTGAGTGCTAATATAGTAACATCGAAAGTCAAAGAAATGGACACATTACACAACACTTTCTGGTTTAGTCACCGTTTGATTTGACTTTGATGGTCACTTGCAGACATACGTTCTCAATAAAATGAAGTGAGGTGAATAACCTCCTCTTTTTTCTACAAGTTTGCAAGGGATATATTTGGCGATTGCTAGCATATGCAAAAAAAGACAGACAGAAAGGAAGATTTATATGTTATTGCAAATTGATAAGTTTAATAAAAAAGAATTAGAAGGTAAAGAAGCAGCGAAACTTTTAGTGGACTATATCGGAGGGGTTTCAGGGACTTCTTGTGATAGTGACGCAGTTAAAGTTTTTAACAATAGTAACCCGATTGTCATTACATTTGGCAAGGAGCAAACAACTGCAATTAACCTGCCATATTACGAAGATTTTAAAATTGTTGCAGTATGGCTCTTAAATGATGAAGGTAAAACACTTCGTAAATTAATATAAAATAAGCAGTGTTCAATTTGCTTCGGCACTGGAACTGGTTGCTTTTAAGTAGCCATTTATTACACTTTTTATACCTCTTTTATACACTTTATCTACACTTCATATACCTTTGAAACGGGTTATTATGATAGTGTCAAAAAAATAAGAAATGCGACACACTTACACAAATACATTAACGGAACGATTGCCTACTTATTTTTTTGATTTGAGATTACAAGGAAGTAAAAAAATTCTACTTTCTTCGTTTAGTCACTTGTGATCTCATTTAGATTCTCTCGCAAACCACCAATTATAAAACTAAAGAAGTGAGGTGAATTTCCTCTCTCTTTTTTCTACAGGTTTGCGAGAGTTAATGGAGCATAGCTTAATCGGTAGAGCAGCGGTCTCCAAAACCGTTAGTATAGGTTCGAGTCCTATTGTTCCAGTAAGTGGCATAAGCTGCTTAAATAATATAGATCGTCAATGAATGTTCGGACAAACAAATTGGCGCTACTACCTTTCACGAGGGCTGCATTTATATGCAGTCTTTTTTGTTTTAAGTGTAGTAGAGTTTTCATTTTGAAAGGGGATTAACAAAACAATGCGTGTATTAATTAGAAGTTCAGCATCTGGTTCAGAGTATTGGGATACCGAAGAAAAAAGAAATGTGTTTGTTCCTAAAGGCCAAGAACCTGATTTTGAAGTTACTGAAAATCCTGAATCAATGCTAAGTAAAGAAGCTGATTTATATGTTGGTGGTTTACCAATTACTGTTGGGAATGTAACGATTGATACTGATGGAATTAAAGGCGAACGATTATTAACAACTGCAAGTGCTGCTGATGATGAAGAACAAGATGAGCTTGTTCCGTCTGATGATGAATCTGTTGTATTAGAAGAAATGAATGTAAAAGAATTGCGTGAATATGCAAAACGAAAAGGTATTGAGATCCCAAGTGCTGTACGTGCAAAAGGTGAAATTCTCAATATTATTAAAGAATCTGAATAATGCGCTATTGTCAGTTTGAAGGTTGCTCTAATACAACAGAAAAAGGAGCTTATTGTTCAGAACATGCTAGGAAGTCAAGAAAAAAGAAAAAGCCAATCAATGTTTATCATCATGACAACAAATCATTTTATCGAACAAAAGCATGGCAGGATGTCGCTGACTTTGTCTATGAAAGAGAAAACGGCTGTTGTCAAAGATGTGGCCGTTTTGTATTTGGAAGGCAAGCACATCGGCATCATGTGATTCCAATCAAGAAGAACGAAATGCTCAAGCTTGATCCAAACAATATTCGTTTGTTGTGTCCGAAGTGTCATGTGATTGAAGAAAATGAAACAGATGAGAAAAAAGTTTTTCCATCTTATTTTAAAAAATGAAGCCCCCCTATCAAATCTGATTCAAATTTTTTGTCGGGGGATAGGGTAGGGGGCAGTCACGCGTGTCGTTAGGTCAAAAATTTTAAAAATAAAAGGGGGGTGTATAAAAAATGACCACAAAAGCGCAACGCAAAGCGATTATTGATGAAAAAGTTAATCACGAAAAAACGCGAATTTTAGAAATTATGCGCAAGTCTGATTTATACACTATTACTCTTGATCCATTGATTGAATCATACTTGGATATTTTTGAAGTTTACCAATACAAATACATGCTGTGGAAAGAAAAAGGATTTCCCGAAACCCAAAAAACAACAAACAAGGCTGGAGCTACTAACAATAGCAAGCATCCACTAGCGCAACAAGTCGAAGTTTGGGCCGATAAAAAATGAAAGCATTGGATTTATTAGGATTGACCAATAAGTCAAAAACAGGCAGACAAATTACTGGTGGTTCAACAGCTAGAGCAGATGAAGAAATGAAACGGCCAGAAGAAAAGCCTGTAGATGAATTGGCAGAACATCGGAAAAAATGGCGTAAAAAGGCAGGGAATGAAACATGATTGAACCTGGTGTAAATTATGCTGATTTATTTGCGAAAGAAGTTCGAAAGCATTCTAAGAAATATCCAAAAACGGTTCGTTTAGCAATAGATCGTTGGTATCGATGGAAGAAACGAAAAGATATTTGGTTTGATGTTGATCGTGCAAATGAAATGATGGACTGGGTAGAATCTTTTATTGTTCATACAAAAGGCGATATGGTAGGTAAACCATTTATTTTAGAGCCATGGGAAAAATTCATTTATTCTTGGATTTATGGCTGGGTAAAAGAAAATGAAAAAGGGCAAGTAGTCCGTGTTACTCGTGAGGCATACGTACAAATACCAAAGAAAAATGGGAAAACATTAATAGCCGTAGGGGCGTTGGGGTATGCTATGTATGGCGAAGGTGCCTTATCTGTCGATTGCTATGCATGTGCTTCTGATTTTGCGCAAGCTCAGTATGCTGCTAAGCCTTTTGCCGCTACTATCCTAAATAATCCAGTGCTATTAGATGGGACTAAAATATTTAAAGGTCCAAAAGGCACCGTTTCAAGTATTACGTATGACTATTTACATGGAGATATGGCTTATACAAATAAGTTTATTGTTCAGACAAAAAACATTGATAACATAGAAGGTTCCAATCCATATTTTGTTTTAAATGATGAGCTGCATAAACAAGAGAAAATGGAGCAGTACGATAACTTTAAATCTGCACAAATTTCATTGCCACAGCCGTTAATGTTTAATATTTCTACAGCTGGTAAAGGAAGTAGTTCGGTTGGTATTCGTGTTTATAAAGAAGCAAAAGAAGTCTTGAAGCGTGATGATAATGATTCAAACTTTGTTTTGATTTATGAACCAAATAAAGGATACGATTGGACAGATAAAAAAGTTTGGGAAATGTGCAATCCTAACTGGGGAATATCTGTTGATTTGTCTGCTTTAGAATCAGCCTTTAAAACTGCGCAACGTTCCGCTCACTCGAAAGCTGAATTTTTAACGAAGCATTTAGATGTGTTTGTGAATGGTGTAGATAATTTCTTTGAACAAGATCAAGTGGAACCGTGTTTGGTTCCCACAAATGAATTAGGAAACTTAAGTGGGGAGCCTTGTTGGATTGGTTTGGACTTATCTAAAAGCCGAGATTTAACTTGCGTATCATTAAATTTTCCTACATGGGATGCCGAAGGAAGAGCGATACTCAAAGTAAAACAATTATATTTTATTCCTAGTGAAAATATTGATTTTCGAGAAAAGGAAGATAATGTGCCGTATTCTGAATTAGCAGAACAAGGATTTGTTGAATTTTGTGATGGTAAGTTAATTGACCAAGAACAAATATTTCATTTTATTGAAGATTGCATGGATTTTTATGATGTTCAACAAGTCAATTATGATCCAGCAATGAGTGACCGATTAGTTGAAAAATTGGAAAATTTAGGCTTGGAATGTGTGCAAGTTGATCAGTACGCAAGAGTATTGAACTCGCCGCTTGAAGATGCCGAGCGATTATTTTATGAGCAAAGGATTATGTTTGATAATCCTTTATTTTTGTATTGCGCTTTAAATGTGGTTGTCAAAATGGATTTTCAAGGTCGTAAAGTACCAAGTAAAAACCAGTCAAAGAAAAAGATCGATGGATTTGTTGCTTTTCTTTGTGCGCATAAGGAAACAATGGATCAAATGATTGATGTAAACGAAGATGATATGGATGAATATTTAGATTCTATCTATCGATAATAGAAAGGCGGTGAGATTTTGAAGCTAAGAGATAGACTTTCAAATGCAGTATATGGATTTTTGGAAAAGCGTGGCTGGATTGAAGATATTTATGGCAATGTAACAAGATATTCACAACGTTTTGTTAACGATTCTTCTATTATGGAATCGTCTGATGTTTATGAATTGGTACAAGATATTTCTAATCAAGTTGCACTAGCAGAGCCAGTAGTAATTGGCCCTGATGGCGAAGAAGTCAAAAACCATTTCTTGCTAAACATATTGAAAAATCCTAATGATTATTTAACTGGTTTTGAATTTGCAAAGCTTGAAACAAATACATTGTTAATCAATGGAGAAGCTTTTCCTATTACAGATAATGACCAGTTACATTTAGGATATGGTGTTCAAACGAAATTAGATGATCGTTTGATTGAAAAATTTTCAATGAATGGCCAACCAATACCAGGGAGTATGATTCGTCATATAAAAAATATTGGTGTGGATTCCTTAAAAGGTGCTGGAATTATTGATCTTGCAAAAAGCACGCTAGAAGGTGTTTTAAGTGCTGAAAAGGTTTTGACAGAAAAATATAAGAAAGGCGGCTTGCTCGCTTTCTTGTTAAAGCTGGATGCGCATATCAATCCAAATAACAGCGCTCAACAAAAGATAGTAAAAGCTATTTTAAATCAGTTGGAAGAAACGCAAGATAATGATAGTCATTCAGTTAAAATGATTCCTTTGGGTAAAGGATACTCAATTGATACTTTAAAAAGCCCAATTGATGATGCAGCTATTCTTAATTATTTGGGTGTTTACAAAAAAGACCTAGGAAAATTTTTAGGAATAGATGTAAATACTTATCAAGCATTAATGAGAACAGATATTGAAAAAGCAATGATGTATCTGCACAACAAAGCAATTAAACCAATATTAAAAAATAAGAGCGAGCATTACTCGGCTCTTTTTTTTGTGCCTAATTCTGGTTATCGAGTGGAATGGAAAATTAATATTTTGGACTTTGTACCTTATTCCACCAAAACAAATATTGGGTACAACATTGTTCGAACTGGTATTACCAGTCCTGATAATGTGGCAGAAATGCTTGGTTTTCCTAGACAAAATACTAAAGCAACACAAGCCGTCTATATTTCAAATGATTTAACGGAAATCGGCAAAAAGAATGCTACCGATAATTCATTGACAACAGAGGATGACTTGAAGGGAGGTGGTAAGAATGAAGAAACAGGAAATTCGGACATTTGACATCACAAACCTTAAAACAAGAAGCGAAGAAGATAGTCAAACACAGATTGTTACTGGCTATGCGGCGGTGTTTAATAGTCCAACAGAATTATGGGAAGGCCTAAATGAAGTGATTAAGCCTGGAGCTTTCAGTCGTGCTTTGTCAAATTCTGATGTTCGTTGTTTATTCGATCATGACTGGGCAAAGTATTAGGGCGCACAAGAAGTGGAACTTTGAAACTTGAAGAAGATGATAAGGGACTACGATTTGAAGTTGAGTTGCCCAATACAACTGTTGCCAATGACTTGATTCAATCAATGTCACGTGGGGACATTAATCAGTGTAGCTTTGGTTTTTATCCAACGGAAGAAACTTGGGATTATAGTTCAGACCCAGTTTTAAGAACTATCCATGAAGTCGAATTGTATGAAGTTTCTATTGTTTCTTTGCCTGCTTACGAAGATACAGAAGCAGCACTAGCAAGAAACAAACAAGAAATGAAGCAAGATATTAAAACTAGAAAAAAATTAATTGAAAAAATTAAAACAGCGCTTGAAGCGTAGGAGGAATTTATTATGAACAAAGAATTATTGCGTCAATTACAAGCTCGTCACGAGAAACGATTAAGTGATTTACAAGGCAAAATTGAATCTGGAGAAGTGCGTGAAGCAGATTTAGATTCAGTTAATGAAGAAATTGATGGTTTAATCGATGAATTAAAAGCCATTAAAGCTGAATTAGGGGATGATAATTCAGAATCTGGTGACGGTAAAGGCGATGATGGAACCGCTAAATCCGATAATACTGATGATGAAAATAAAGAAGATCGTGAAAAAGATACGAACGAAAATAACAATGATAAAAACGAAGAAAATCGTGGCGGCATGATTAGTCAAGAACAGCGTTATGGCTTGTTACGCACAATTCATGAAGGAATGGAGGCTAGAAATGCGATGTCTAATGAACAACGTGAAAAACAAATTCGTAAAGCATTTGCTGATTTTGTTATTGGTAATATTTCAGAAAGTGAAGCACGTTCATTAGGTATTGAAACAGGCAATGGTTCAGTGACAGTACCAGAAGTGATTGCATCCGAAGTGATTTCTTATGCTCAAGAAGAAAACTTATTGCGTAAATACGGAACGGTGATTCGCACGGCTGGCGATGTGAAGTATCCAATTCTTGTGAAAAAAGCAGAGGCTAATGTAAACAAAAAAGAACGTACGACAGATATTGCTGAAACAGCGATTCAATTTGACGAAATTTTACTTGATCCAGCAGAATTTGATGCATTGGCAACTGTAACGAAAAAACTATTAAAAATGTCTGGTGTGCCAGTAGAAGATATTGTTGTAGAAGAATTGAAAAAAGCATATGTTCGCAAAGAAATTAATTATATGTTTAATGGCGACGATGCAGGAAATGAAAACCCAGGAGCTTTAGCTAAAAAAGCTGTTGCATTTGAAAAACCTGTAGATTTAACAGCTGCAGGAGCTGGTCAAAAATTATATGATGCATTGATTGAATTTAAAAATACACCAGTAACAGAAGTAATGAAAAAAGGTCGTTTTATTATTAATCGTGCAGCTTTAACTGCTATTGAAAAAATGAAAACAGATGATGGATTCCCATTGTTACGACCATTCACGCAAGCAGAAGGTGGTATTGGTTATCAATTAGTTGGTTATCCAGTTGATTGGACCGATGCAGCAGATAAAAAAGGTGAACCAGATACACCAGTATTATATTTTGGTGATTTTTCTGCTTTCAAAATTCAAGAAGTTATTGGAGCGTTAGAAATTCAAAAATTGGTTGAAAAATTCTCTGGAAAAAATCAAGTTGGGTTCCAAATTTACAACTTGTTAGATGGCCAATTAGTTTACTCACCATTCGAGCCAGCTGTTTATCGTTATGAAATTACAAAACCAGTAGGTGGTTAATGTGAATAACGAAGCTGAAACATTATCTTTAGAAGAAAAATTCAAAGCACATATTCATTTTGAAGAGGGGATGGATGATTCCATGCTCTCTTTTTATTTAAATATGGCAAAAAATTATGTAAAAACTGCAACTGGAGGGCAAGAAGAATATTTAATTTTGATGGTTGCTGGTATTGCTTATGAATATCGTGTTTCAGAAGATGAATTAGATAAGGCGTTGAATGCGATCACGCCATTTATCATCCAAGGAGTGATTCAACATGCCGAAGAGGCAGACGAATAGGTTTCGTTGGAAAGCAGACTTACTAAATGTAAAAGAAGAAACAGATTCGAACGATAAAGTAGTTACAACCTATAAACTTAACAGGCTTTTATGGTACGAAGATATTGGAGTAACTGCACAAGAAAAATATCTTTCACAGCAAGCCAAAACAGACGTTGTCAGACGGATTAAAGTGAGATTGGATAAATCTATCACAGAAAAGTTTAGCGCTGTTAGAATCGATTCTGTGACCTATAAAATCACTCGTATTTACACAAATATGGACAAACGAGAAATGGAGTTGAGTTTGGCTTATGTTGACTGATTTTGAAACATTTAAAAAGGCACTCTTGGATTCTGGCTATAAAGTTTTTAGAGATCAAGCACCAAAGAATACACCATATCCGTATCTTATTTATTCGTATATTGGAGAAACTCAAAAATGGGCTTCAAATAAATTTATTGTGTCTAAAGGATTATATCAAGTATCGCTTTTTACAAAAGGAATTGAACAAGATTTGAATCCGTTAAAAAAAAGCTTTAAAAATTATAGTATTCATTTTAATGGTTTTTCTTCTATACAAGGAGATGAAAATGATGATACGATTACTAATTTTTATACAGAGGTGACTATTTACAATGAGTAATAACGGATTTTTAGATATGGCTAATCATTTAGGAACGATAGCGGAAGTTACAGAAGAAATAACAAAAGAATCATTAGAAGAAGCTGCAAATTTTTATTTGAATAAACTACTTCCTAAAGTCCCTAAATCATTACTTAAAAAGAAACATATGCGAGATCAATTAAAAGTTGAAGTAACTAATGAAGGTGTAGAAGTAGTTTTTGAAGATACAGCTTTTTATTGGCGATTCGCTGAAAATGGAACAGTAAATCAAAAAGCGCAACATTTTGCCAGCGGAACATTTGAACAATATAAAAGTCAAATAGAGATGATTATGACTAAAAAAATAATGAATAAAATGAAAGGATGAATAGCATGTCAAGTATTAGTACGAAAGACAAACAATTATTATATCCAATTGGTATCGATGATTTATTCATTGTAATGTGGATACAATCAGAAACAGTAAGTTCGGGGCCGACATTTGATAGTGAAATTTGGAGATTGCCAAACATTGTAAAATTAGGCATTAAAGGTAATGGTAGCACAAAAGATAAATGGGCTTCTAATAAACTATTTGCACGTGTAAGTCGAGAAACACAGCATGAATTAACATTAGATCACGTGGCTATTCCAATTGCTATTTGGGATAAAATGAAAGGTGCTGTTAGTAAGAATGGTGTTTCTTTTTCAAAATCAACACCTAAAGAAATGCCATATTTTGCGGTAGGTGCTATTGGACCATTATCTAATGGTGAAAAAGTGCTTTTTGGTATCCAAAAGTTCAACTTGCCATTGCGGAAGAACATGAATTTGAAACAGCAACCGAAGATATGGATATTAAAGATATTTCTTGTACGATGACAGCGACAAGTTTATTAGTTAATGATGTTATTAAATCAGATTATAATTCTGTTCGCTCTAGTGTAACTAATATGACTGTTGAAAAATTCATGAGTAAAGTAATTTATGATGAATCTCAGTTGGAGGATTCTTTACTTGGAGAAAGAGAGAGTGAATAATAATGGCAAAATTACGCGATTTAGTAAATGTAAATATTAATGTTGATTATTTAGAAATACAAGGAGAAAAAATTCCTATTATGTTTTCAATGTCAGCATTAGATTATATTCAAGAAGCTTATGGAAAGCCGTATCCTATTTTTGAAAAAGATTTGAATCAAATGCTACAAAAAGATCAAGTAACGTTACGTGGTAATGAATTAAAAATTATTCGCTCATTGATGTACGGCATGGTGCGAGCTGGTGGTACTGAATGTACGATTAAAGAGTTAGAAGGTGCCATTGCAATTAATGAAATTGTCAGTGCTTATGAAACGGTTATGGATGTTTTCGTGAACGGAAACTTCCAACAAAAAGATTTAGAAACAGTAAAAAAGCAACCGAAAAATCGAAACAAGCGCAGCCAAAATCGAAACAAGCGGAAGAAATAGAAATTCCTTGGGATTTTTATTTAAATGTAGCAATGGACTTGTTTGGTTGGGATGTAAATTTTTTTATGAACTGTACGCCAAATTTTTGGTTAAAGCAGTTCATTTTTTATTTGCGTAGAAATAATCCTGATGCGTTCGAGTTTGAACAGAATGATAGGATTTATACGATGGATCAAACACCATTTTTTAATTAGAAAGTAGGTGAGAACTTGGCAAAGCATGAATCAGACGTTGTTTTACGATTTAAAATGGATGGACAGGTACAATATGCACAAACTATAAAAGAAATTAATCAAGTGATGAATACCGCAGCAAAAGAGTACAAGGCTCATATTTCAGCATTAGGGAATGATGCTACTGCAACCCAAAAATTAGTAGCTCAACAAAAAAAGCTACAAGTGCAAACAGAAGCAGCTGAAAAACGTACCAAAATGTTACGAAAAGAGTATGAGGAATCGGTAAAAGCAACTGGTGAAAATTCAAAAGAAAGTAAAAAATTATATGATCGTTTGCTACAAGCCGAAACTGCCGAAAATAATTTAAAAAATGCGTTGGACAAAACCAATAAGGAACTTAAAGAGCAAGAAAAAGCTTCAAAATTTGCTGCAGATAATATAAAAAAAATAGGTGAAGCTGGCGAAAAAATTAAAGGAGTAGGTACTAAAATAACTGCAGGTGTGACAGTACCTATCATGGCAATAGGTGGTTTTGCTACTAAGCAAGCAATAGAAGTAGAAACACAATTTGCTAAAGTTTCTACTCTTTTAGATTCAAGTCAAGTTGATTTTCAAAAATATAAAAATGAAATTGCAAAAACTGCAACAGATATGGGTGTGTCCTTTGAAGAATATTCTGAATCAGTTTATTCAGCTATATCAGCATCAGTTGATCAAGCTGATGCTGTTAATTTTGTGGGTGATGCAGTTAAATTGGCTAAGGGTGGTTTTACTGAAACTGCAACTGCGGTAGATTTATTAACAACAACGATTAATGCATATAATTTAAAAGCTACTGATGCAGGAAAAATTTCGGATTATTTAATTTCTACTCAAAATTTAGGTAAAACAACTGTAAATGAGTTAGCTTCATCTATGGGGAAAGTAATTCCAATAGCTAATGCTAATAATGTAGGGATGAATGAATTATCAACTGCTTATGCTGTTATGACCAAAAATGGTATTGCTACAGCAGAAACTGGAACTATGGTAAAAGCCATGTTAAATGAGTTAGGAAAAACTGGTAGTCAAGCTGATAAAGCTTTGAAAGAGATTGCAGGAAAATCATTTAAACAATTAATGGATGAAGGGAATAATTTATCTGATGTCCTTAATTTGATGAATGAACATGCTCATAAGAATGGTTTAGCATTAAATGATATGTTTGGATCTGTTGAAGCAGGAACTGCAGCACTAACACTTTCAAAAGGTGAGGGTTCTGAATACAATGAAATTTTAAAACAAATTAATGATTCAGCAGGTGCTACTCAAGAAGCTTTTGATAAAATGGATGATACACCAGCACGAAAAATGGAAAAGGCGCAACTAAGAATTGCTGATGCAATGCGACAAGTTGGGGAAGTTGTGATACCTATAGTAGCTGATATTGCAGAAAAAGTTTCTCAATTTGTAACTGCATTTTCAAATTGGTTTGGTTCATTAGATGAAGGTTCAAAACAAACAATATTAATGATAGCTGGTGTTGTTGCTGCTATCGGTCCAGTATTAGTAGTTTTAGGAACACTTGCTAGTTCCATTAGTAGTTTGATTCCAGTTATTGCTTTTATTGCGTCGCCAATTGGTTTAGTAATTGCGGCGGTTGCCGCTTGGGTAGCTGCAATCGTAGTTGCATATAATAAAATCGGTTGGTTTAGGGATTTTATCAATACCTCCTTTAAAGTAATTAAAGATATTGTGGTTGGTGTATTTAATGTTTTGAAAGATACGACAAAATCTACTTTTGATTTCATCACAGGATTTATTGGTGGTGCCATGGATGGGGCTGCAAAAATTATTGGCGATTACGTAAATGCAATTAAGCGTATTTTTGGCGGTATCGTTGATTTTGTAACGGGAGTATTTACTGGAGACTGGTCAAGAGCGTGGCAAGGTGTTGTTGACATTTTTGGTGGTATTTTTGAAGGTATCGCTGCAGTAGCTAAAGCTCCAATCAATGCCATGATTACGTTAATCAATGGATTTATTGGTGGATTAAACAATATAAAAATACCTAAATGGGTGCCAGGAATTGGCGGTAAAGGATTTCATATTGGAAAAATCCCTTATTTAGCAGAAGGTGGAACGATTCTAAATGGTCAAGCCATTGTTGGTGAAGCTGGTCCTGAACTATTAACCGCTAAAAACGGCAAGACAACTGTAACTCCATTGTCACCAGAAGAAAAAGCTCGTGGAATTGGTGGTGCTTTGAAAGGTGGCAATACTATTGAACAACATGTTCATATTGGCCAAGTAGATGCAAATAATCCGAGTGAGTTAGATCGAATGAATCGCAAGCTTTATAAAGCAAGTGCGCAAGCTTTCTATGACTTAGGAGGTGTTCCAACGTGATTTTTATGAATCCTGATGAACCAAATTTCATTTGGAAAGATTTGAATGCAGTTCGTGATATGGGGTGCATTATCGAAAATGAGCTGTCAGAGGTTTTACCAAATAAACGATATGAAACGTATTCGATTATCGGAAGAAGTGGTGAATTTAATGAAACGTTCAATGATTATGAACCCTTTGATTATGAAATTGAAGATGTAACTATTCCATATGAAAATTTAGCGGCAGTCAAAAGATGGTTAACTGGTAAAAGTAAACTTATTACTCACAATGATGAAGATAAATATTTAGATGCTATTTGTACAATGAGTAAACCAACTTCATTCAAAAATGAATGGGGTGTTTTTTATACCTTTAACGTTGAATTTAGATGTCAACCGTTTAAAAGAAAAGTAAACGAACAACCAAAAGTGATTAAAACAAAATCAATTGAAATTACTGATCACGGTGATGAAAATGCTTTTCCTTATATCGAAATTAATTCAAAAGGTGGCGATATTACGTTAAATATTGGTAGTAACTCACTAACGATTTTGCGTACACAATCAGGAATCGTCACTATTGATAACGAAAAAGGAAAAGTAATACAAGAAGGGCTACCATTGTTTACTCGTGGTAGTTGGATAAAAACGAATCCTGGTCAAAATACATTAAATATATCAGGAAATTTCACAGAAGCTAAGTTTTGGAATAGGAGCGCGTATTTATGACACAAAATTTTATTTATGCATATACGGCTATTCCTGAAAATTTAAATGATAACGGAATGGCTTTGCCAGATTGGCAAGATTTACCAGAAATTAACCGTGTGTTAAATGGTGCGTATCGATTCTATGGTAACTATGCAAGAGATGGCCAATATCGCTCGTACTTAAAAAAGGGAAACTTTTTAAAGGCACAAGTTGAAGATGGGTCATATCAATATTTTGAGATTTACAATATTAAAAAAAATCTGCAGTCAGTTTCAGTGACAGCAAGACACATTGGTTTTATGGCAAATAAGAATTTCATTATTAATTCATTTACTGCTAACGGAAATGGCACGCAAATCATGAACAATTTAAAATCTGCATTAACGTTTAAGCAACGGTTTAGTTATTTGTCGAATGTCGGTACTACACATCAATTTACAGCAAAACAAGTCGGACCAATTGATGCAATTATTGGTTCTAACAATGGCAACCAAAATTTAACAGGTGTTACTGGTGGAGAATTAGAGATGGATAACTTTAATTTGAAATTAGTAAAACAAATTGGAGCAGATAATGGTTTTAGAATTGATTTTGGAATTAATTTGGAAGCTATAGATGAGGACTATGACGACGAATCAATTATAAACAGTCTTTTTCTTATTGGTGGTGTACCAGACAATGATTATGACCAAGATAAGGAGCCAATCACGTATGGTTTTTTAGAAATTGCTGGTGTAAATGATAGTAATCGAAGAATTGGAAAACGTGAAAATTCGGAATGTAAAACAGTTGATGAGCTTAAAAAATGGGGCCAGTCATTGTTCGATAAAGACCGTATTCATGAACCGAAAGTAACGCACACTATTAGCATGGTAGCATTAGAACACACCTTGGAGTATGAAGACATGTACGAAGAGCTTTCTTCTTTGCGTTTTGGTGATGTAGTACATGTGCGAGCAAAAGAAGTCGATATTGAAGTAACGGAGCGCATGGTGGAATATACTTGGTTTCCGACTTTAGGTAAATTTAAAAATATTGTTTTGGGGAATGATTTATCACTTTACACCTCAACAGTAAATAATCAAACTCAAGAGCTAAAACAAAAAATTGATAATCGGACAGAAACATTAGTACAAAATGTTTTAAATGCAACGGCATGGATTACTGGAAACAGTGGTGGACATGTCGTTTTTCGTCCAGAAAAAGCCCCGTCTGAAATTCTTATCATGGACAAAAACAAAGTAGCTACTGCAAAACGTGTGTGGCGCTGGAACTTAAATGGTTTGGGTTATTCCTCCAACGGCGTGAATGGTCCGTTCGAACTTGCTATGACTTCTAAGGGAGAAATCGTTGCTGATTTTATTAAAGTGGGCATTATTAACGCGAATGTTTTACAAACAAGCTTTAATAATGCAACAGGCGATGTACTAAAATTAGTAGCTGGTGCTTTGCAAATTTGGAACAATAAGAAAAAAATCATGGAATTGACTAGAAAAGGGATGGAATTTTGGAATGGCTCTAGTCATATTGGGACAATTGGTACGAAAGGAAATCCTTTTCCTGATTTAAGAGATGAAAACGGAAATCCAGTTATAAAAGATGGTAACTCACTTCTCATAACTGGTGATGATCCAAAGACCAACGTTATTGGTTTTTCTAATAAAAAAGGTACTGGAATAGCTATTGCAGGGGGACAGCAATTTCATTTGGGAAATGATTTTTATTTTATTGGAATAGATGGTCAGGATAGTACGATTCACGCTAAAAAGTTATTTTTAAATGGCAAAGAAGTTATCCCTGGTCAAAATGGTGGTGGTGGTTCTGGAGCTGGTACAGGTGGTTATCCATCAGAAGTTACAAGCGATGCAGATAAATTTGCTTGGGACTTATGGAGTTACCTATTAGCTAACGGATACAGCAAAGCAGCTGCTGCAGGTATCCTCGGAAATGTACAAGGAGAAGTTGGTCCAAGTATGAACCCAGATACCGAACAAATAGGCGGTCCAGCTTACGGATGGGTTCAATGGGACGGTTCAGCATATCCATTGGTAGGCGCACCAACTTGGAATGGCCGAGAATATGTACAACGCTTAATCGCAGCTGCAGGTATCAAACAAGACTATAGGACGTCATTAGCCCAAGCTCAATTAATTAATTGGTGTATGTTCAATGGGCAATGGTTAGGACAAGTAAGTCCATTAACAGTTGATGAATTTAAAGTTGTCAGCTCGCCTAAAACAGCTGCTTATGCGTTTGAATTAAACTTTGAACGTCCAGCTGCAGCACATCCAGAAAGACAAACCTATGCACAAGTATGGTATGACAAATTCAAAGATTTGAAAGCTTCTACTGCAACAGGAAAAGCTGGCATAGAACATTTGGAGACCTTAATGGGCAAATGGCTTGGTAATGGGCAATGTTATGCCGTTCCAGCCGAATATTCTGGTTTTATGGGCGGCTGTGGTTTAGGTGCAGGAACAATTTATGGCTTTTCACATGTAATTGGTGATACATCATCTGCTGCAGATATTGGTGAAGCATATGATTGGAATGCGGTAGGTTGGCGAGTAATCCAAAATCCAACGTATCAAGATTTAGTAGTAGGAGCAATCGTCAATATTAGACGAGGTGGCCAATGGGGAACAGGTTGGACAGTAGACCCAACATATGGTCACACGGGCGTGATTTACGGCTTAAATAACGGACGTATCCAAACCATAGAACAGAACGCCGAGCAAGGGCAAATTGTCGCAAAATATGACCGATTATATTTTGCTAATTCTATTCAATCGATTGTTATTCCACCAAAATAACGAAAGGAGGATTTTTCAATGGTTAAATGGCAAGCAACGCTAAGTACAACTGAACCTTACAATTACATTGGGATTCAGAATGTACGACAAGGAAATCGAAACACAGAAGTCTTAGAAGCCATACTAGTTGAAAATGCTTTGCCACTTGATTTAACAGGTTGCGAAGTTTTTTTGAATCGGTTATTGATAATAAATATCCGATTCAACGTTCAGCAAAAATTGTGAATGCCAAAAAAGGGATTATCCAGTATACCTTTGATGAATATTCTATGCAGTCATTGCACAGACAGGAAGCATA